TCTGGAGTAAACAATCCCATAACTTCTAATTCCTTCTTTTTTGCTAATACAATAGCAAGTGGGTTATTCATAAATGAGTTCTTGATGTATTGTAATTTCTTTAAATCAAAATCATCAGCCATACTCTTTTCTGCCTCCACTTCTACTTTAACCTCATATCCACTTGGAGTAATCCAATCTTGTGGTAATATATCCTTAGCTTGATAGTTTCCATCTCCTCCTTTCTTGTAAAGTGTAATCTGTCCTCTTGAGTTCTCTTTTAATAACTCATAGAATAACTGACCAAATTCTTTCCAAGCCTTTCTGTAGTTCTTTGAAACAACACTATTGATTCCCTTTGACTGTGAAAGAGAAAGCTGAACCTGTCCTAGTGTTTGTTCACCCTGTTCTTTAACACCTCTCTCAAGTGGTGTCTGTGCAACAGATGATTGTATCATAGTCTTTAACCAAGTAATCTGATTTGCTGTATCATTAAGTGCTGGGATTTCAATAGGCTTTAATATCTCATTTGGGTTTCCTGGTAGTCCATAGAATCCAAAAGGTTTAGCATCAAATGCTCTAGGTTGAAATGTTCCATTCATTGTGTTATAGAAATACATTCCAAAGTTTCGGTATGTTCTATTCTCAATATCTTGAGAGATATACATATTAGTAACTTTATTGAATGTCCTAACACTATCTGCAATTCCATCACTCCAGAAATCTACTGCATCTGGGTCTGAAGCCCAAGTAACAATAGGAAGTCTATCTATGCCAATACATTCCTTTAGGGGTGCATCATATAGAACAACATTATCTGTAGCAATTATTCTAAGGTGTCTAATATATCTTTTAGTTTCTTCATCCCACACATTCTTATAAGATTCATTAATCTCAACAAGAACATCAGAGCCTCCATATTCCTCAAAATTTGTTACACCTAGATTTTCAAGTCTTGCTTTTCTTTCTCCATAATCTTCCACATCAGAATTAGATTTAATTATCCCCTCCTTTGAATCAAGGAAAGATTTTAATTCATCCTTAGCATCTTTTTTATATTTAGGGTTTGCAAGTATCTCTTTGAGTGAACGGTATATATGTGTATGAATAACATAACTTGCTGTTTCTAATTCTATAGGATTTACTCTTGGGTCTACTTCAATATCAAATGGGTCTATTAGGTCTGCAAAAAATTCACCCCCTGACATACCTAATTTCTTAAATCCTCGCCCTTGTAATCCTACTATTTTCTTTTCTGCATTATCAAGAATGTCTAACTTTAATTTGTCGTAATAGTATTTATATAATTCATTGATAACAATCTCTGCATCTTTATCGGCATTTTCATTATCTCTTGTTTCAAAAGATAACTTAGGTGCTTCATCTATTTTAGAAATCCAACTGTTTATTGTTTCCCTAACAATAGGGATATTAATTGGCTGTCTCTGTGTTAGTCTATTAATCGAAACCTTATCTCTATACAAGGAATAGTTCTCTCCCCACTGCGAAAAACGCCTCTCTTTAAATTTGACGGATTCTTCCTTATCTTTACGGTGTTGAGCAATAATTTCTTCTTTATTCATTTTAGTACATTATATCATACTTTTAACTTCTTGTCAAGTCCTAATATCCGAACTCCTCGTAAAAAGGTTGCACACCACCTGATTCAAAACTCTGATTAAGAATATTCCCCCTAATAGGTTCTACTGGAGAATCCCACACTGCAAGTGCCAAAGACATAATTCTGTCATCGTGTTTTCCATCAGGAACTTTAATTACAGTATTACCGAGTGCATTTAATTCGTATGTCATTGACTTTAATTCATCGATGAGAACTTGGTCATTAGGTATTTTAATCTTATCCTGCTCAAGTAGCATCTGTAGATTAGTAAGTAAATCTCTACGAGAAGACTTATTAAATCTAAATGGGGTAATATTCATTCCACGAGCAGAAAGGTCATCAAATATCGGCTCTCCTACATTATGTAATGTTGTCATATTAACCCTACAACTACTATTTTCTGTTTCAAACTCCCATAAGGTTATTAATCTTGTTTCTATTGTTATTTCTTTAATTGGAGTAAACATAATCCCATCCTTAATAATTCCTTTTGATTTTAAATAACGTTTATTTTCAAATTTTTCTTCTTTTATTAAGTCAGCAAATTTAGTACTCTCGAATGATGAAATATTAAGAACATGTTTATCATTAGGAAGTCTTTTACTTATTGTATGGGATGAAATTATTTCAAAATGAGCTAACCATCGCTGCATTATTACTATTAATTCTTCTGATGCAGAAGAAAATCTAAACATTGATTTGTTGCTATTTTGTCCTTTCCTTTTAAATGTTGTTCTATCTCCATCCCCTCTCCAGTAACCTTTTATTATTTCTATTTTAAATTCATCTGGTAAATAATCAAACCAGTAGGGTATTTTTTTGGTAGTAGCCTTACCAAAAGTTGCGAACCAATCAACCAACCAACCACATGAAATTGATAATTCTGCACACTGAATATCTTTTCTAACCCTTTTTTGCATTTTCCTTCCTATTAATTCTGCGAATCTATTTATGTCAGAATGGTATTCTGATTCATTTGAATGAAAAGCAAATTGTAATTGTTTTTGTCCATTACTTCTACGAACATAACCTTCTGCAAAATAATAACCTACAATCCTCCAAAATAAAGGATTATTATAGAAATCTTTAGTTAAAAATTTATCAGCATTAGTATGGTATAATTTTGATGGCTTAAATTTTAAAATCTCCTTTTTATAACTATGTTTAATTTCTGGTATTTTAACATTAACTTCTAACATTTCTCCTACCTCTAAATCTCCTGCTTTTTTATAGTTATTTTTTATTCTATATAAATGGGTAAAAGATGTTTTAATAGGTCTTGGCTGATAAAATGGAGTAATGTTATAAACTTCTGCAACTTCTTCTTTTGATGTTATTTTACTTATCTTTTTGTATGTGTTGTCTGCTGTTAATACATAATCTCCATTATTTACTTCTGAAATTGGTCTTAATCCATTTAATGTTGTAATTTTTTGGTCATCAACTAAGCACCCAGTGGAGTCCACCACGACACGCCCTTTGTTAAATCGCAGATAATTATTCTCTATTCTAGCCTTCTGTAAGTTATAATCCATCTGATTAAAGGAATCCTGCTTCTGAATATGAAAATCATTAAGATTAAATGGTGTAATTACAGTATAATCCTGATATTTAGCCAAATCCACCCCTATTTGATAGAAAGCAAGTTCCTTTGGCTTGTAATCTTCGGTCTTATACACATTTTCATCCACCCTACGAAAGAATCCCATCCCTGAATCAAGCCATTTACATTTATATTCCTGATTAAACACATCTTGTGGCATTTCATTGCGAGCTTCTTCAAGAGATTCCTTTGATAATGCTTTAGTATCATCAACAGTTAGTGTTTCAAAAAACCAATTTTTATCATCTTTTATTTTATTCATTAAATCCCAAGCGTGATTTGTTCCTCTAGGTGTCATTACGAATACAGCCCAACCACCATTTTCCCTAAGAATAGGTGTTAAGAAATTCCAAACATCAGGTTTCATTAGAGAATACTCTGAAAATATAATTCCAATAGGGTTAGTACCCACAATACGGTCAATATTATCTGCTCCAATTAACTGCAAGAAAGAACCATTAATAAGTTCAATAGTCATCTCTGATTGATTAATTGTTTTTACTATTTCCTTAGGAAAATGGTCAAGAAACTTGAACCCATCCTTATCTGCTCCAGTCCAGACCACCTTTCGAGCCTGGTTATAAGTCGGTAGTGCGTAGTAATATGTGCCAACTCTCTCCATCATTCTTTTTGGTAGGTTAGAAATAACAGTTAAATCTTTCCCACTTCGTCTATGTGCCACCCAAAATAATCTTTTCACCCCACTATCCCAAGCCCTAAGAAAAGGGATTTGATAATCTCTGGCTGTGTATTTATATGGTAAGGTTATTTTATCTTCTATGATTGGTTTACTCATTTTCTATTTCCCCATAAACTGCCTCCTTAATAACTTCTTGTGCTTCATTTGGTATCTCCATAGCATCAGCATAAGATACACTCTCAATCTTAATATCGTGTTT